AGCCCGCGGCAGTTCAGAAACGACAGATGCCCGTGATGCCGCGCCGTAATTGGACCACGAGTTGGTAAATGACCGAAACGTTCTTCCCGAATTCGCCGAATACATACCCGGCGACTGCACCCTATGTGGCGCAGATTCCAGGAAGAATCCGACAGGGTGACTCCGCTGTCTGGAATGACGTCCCATTTTGCGACGTCAATGGTACTCAGTACGATTCTGGCAGCTACACGCTCAGATACACGATCAATGGCGCAATTGCATCGGCGTTGGTCCTGACGGCGGCGGCAAACGGCAGCAATTGGCAGACAACTCTGACAACTTCTCAGAGCGGAACACTCGCCTCCGTCTCGCCATACAGTATCTTCTGGTGGCAGGCACAGGTTTTCGCGACCGGCGTTCGGGTAACGATCGCCGAAGGTGAGTTGAAGGTCGAGCCTGATCTGGCGACGCAGACCAATTACGACGGTCGCACTGTTGCAGAGAAGGCATTGGCGGATGCCGAAGCCGCGTTAGCCACGTTCCAAGCCTCGGGCGGTCGAATTCAACACTATACGATCGGCAGTCGGACAATGTCCTTTCAAAAGGACTCCGACATCCTGTCAATCGTGAACTATTGGCGCTCTCGCGTAAGAGCTGAGCAGTCGACCGCACAAGGCGGTGCAGACAGATTGCTTTTAGTGAGGTTCAATCGTGCCCGGTAAGCTGAGAACGCGAATCACTCGCGCTGTCTCGGCATTGATGGGGCGCCCTGCAGAACCTTCGGCGCAACGCATGTATGCCAATGCGATGCCGAATCGGCTGAATCAGGGATTCCCAAGCTACATGACCTCGGCGGATGCCGAGCTCGTGACGAGTCTTCGGAACCTGCGATCCCGGTCTCGTCAGTTGGTTCGAGATGCGGGATTTGCGAAGAACGCGAAGCGCGTCATTGTCAATAACATCATCGGTACGGGTGTCCGACTGCAGGCACTCGTTCCGACTACGCGCGGTGGATTAAACCAATCCATCAATGACGATATCGAGGCCGTCTGGCAGGAATGGATGAAGGCGGAGAACTGCCATACGGGCGGCACGCTCCACTTCCATGATCTCGAGCGGTTGGCCATGGGCCAGGTTTTCGAAGCGGGCGAAATCTTCATCCGTATGTGGCGGCAGCCTTTTGGCAGGCTGGGCATTCCTTTGGCTCTGGAGATTGTCGAGCCGGAGCGGATTGTCGACGGCTACGAGCAGCCATCAACCAGTGCGAACGGCGCCGTCCGGATGGGCATTGAGGTCGATCAGTTCCGGAAGCCAATCGCGTACTGGGTTAGGGATTTCCATCCCGGTGACATCCGGCTCGTGGCTGATCGGGTGGAGCGTGCGACGCGCGTTCCGGCTTCGGACATGTTCCATCTGAAGATAACCGATCGCTGGCCGCAAACACGCGGCGAGCCTTGGATGCATGCGATTGCGCAAAAGCTCGCCGACATGAACGGCTATAGCGAAGCCGAGATTGTCGCGGCCCGAGGCGCGGCCAATATCCTCGGTGTCATCGAGTCGCAGGAGAGTTCGGAATCATTCGGCGAGAAGCAGCCGGATGGTAGTCTGCAGATGCCAATGGAACCTGGCACATGGATGAAATTGCTGGCCGGGGAGAAGGCCAACTTGCTCGCCCCAAATCGACCGAACTCCGCGCTCGAACCGTTCATGCGATTCATGCTTCGCGAGGTCGCTGCAGGCGCAGGTGTCAGCTATGAAAGCCTGAGCCGTGACTACTCACAATCAAACTACTCCAGCACACGTCTTGCGCTTCTTGACGATCGCGATGTTTGGCGCGCGTTGCAGCTTTGGTTCGTTCGATCGTTCCGAATTCGGCTGCACGAGGAATTCATGCAGCAGGCTGCATTGGCGCAGGCATTCAGCATCCTAACCGGAACGCAATTCTTCGGCGATCCTAAGAAATATGGTTCGGCCATGTTCCGGCCACGCGGATGGAGTTGGGTGGATCCGACGAAGGAAGTGGCGGCTTTCAAGGAGGCAGTGAAGGCTGGCTTCACAACGGTCGGCGAAGTGATCTCGGCCACGAGTGGCGGCCAGGACCTCGAGGACATCATGCGCACGCGGCATGACGAACTCGCATACATGGATGAGTTGAACTTGGCCTTCGATACATCGCCGAACGTTTATGTTCCCGCTGAGACACGCGGACAGATGATTGTCGGTCCAGATGGGACAGTTGAGGCCGCAACTCAACCAGCAGCGCCTGACGGTCAAACAGAACCCACACCTGCTGCGCCGGTTGCGGCGCCTCCTTCAGACGAGGAGGAGCCAGCCGGCGCTGAAAGCGATGAGGATCGCAGCGGCCGCATCCTCAGATTCATTCGGAAAATCCGGAGCAATTAATCCATGGCGAAAGAAGTGGAGCTGGCTTACGACGCCGGCAAGCGTCGCGCTGTCTTGACATTTCCCAACGGCCGCACCTTGGGCATCGGGAATGTCAGTGAGGAGCAGGCGAAGGACTTCCATAAGCGCCACGCCGACGAATTCATGAAGCGCGATCTTGTACTTCATAGCGTCGAAGGAACCTTTACCCGGGGCGGCGACGATGGCCGATGATCGCAAGCGGAGCCTATCGTTCTCGTCGCAGAACGTAACCGTACAGCGCTGGTTCGGCGGAGAGATTCTCGACCATTCGCCCGGATCGGTACGAATGGACTTCCTGAAGAGTGGCAATGCGCCGTTGCTGATGCATCACGACATGCGTCAGCAGATTGGCGTGCTATCGGGAGCCAACTTGAAGAATGGCGTCGGATACGCGACCGCGCGATTCGGCCGCTCAGCCGCCGCAGAGGACGCACTTCAAAACGTCGATGACGAGATTTATCGCAACACCTCTGTTGGATATCGAGTCCACGAGATGGTGTTGGACTCGACGAAGAACGGCGAAGACACCTATCGCATTACCGATTGGGAACCGTATGAGGTCAGTCTCGTAGGAGTCCCCGCAGATTCAACCGTCGGGGTAGGTCGGGAACATCCGCCCGATACGCCCCAAACAAACAACCCTTCCCCATCAGAAGCCCGCGCAACGCGGGCTTCTTCATTTATGGCCCCAGAAGGCCAGGAGACGAGAGCAATGGCTGATCAGACCCAAGCCGCGGCGGGCACAAGCGCCGGAGCCCAGAACCCCGCAGCGGCGACGGCTGCAGACGCTACTCGGAGCGCCGAGCCGGTCATTCAAGTAGCGCCTGGCCCGAACGCGATGCAGATTGAGGAAGCGCGTGTTCGGTCTATCACCAACATGTGCAAAGCCTGCAACATGGACGATGGTCTGAAGGCTCGTTGGATCAGCTCCGGCGAGTCTTATGAGTCTGTCTCTGAGCAGATCATGCGCATCCAGGAGCAGCGCGGTAAACAGAATCACGCTAAAAACGTGGCGACTCTGGATCTCTCCGCGAATCAGGTTCGTGAGTTCTCCGTCATCCGCGCGATCAACGCGGTGGTCAACAAGGATTGGTCGAAGGCCGGCTTCGAAGCCGAATGCTCGCAGGAGATCTCGAAGCGCCTGAATACGATTCCGGATGCGATGAAGTTCTACATCCCCTATGACGTTCAGCAGCGGTCGATTGATGGAAAGGCCATCGCGAGCATGCAGGCGCGCCGAGGCGGCCCGGGACTTACTCGTGCTGATGTCGTTGGAACTGCATCCGCCGGCGGTTATTTGGTGCAGACCACGAATCTGGGATTCATCGAACTGCTGCGCAACCGCTCGGTTGCCTACCGGCTTGGTGCCAAGCAGCTCTCGGGCCTCGTTGGCAACGTCAACGTTCCGAAGCAGACTGCGGCTGCAAGCGCCTTCTGGCTCTCGTCTGAGACGACCCAGATTACGGAAAACGAGCAGACCTTCGGCCAAATGGCGTTGGCGCCTCATACAGTGGGCGCATATACGGAAATCAGCCGTCTGTTGCTCCTGCAGTCCTCGCCGGACGTGGAAGGCATCGTCAATGCTGACCTCGCTGCTGTGGCAGCACTGGCGATCGACAAGGGAGCGCTCTCCGGCTCTGGCAGCTCAGGCCAGCCGACGGGTATCACCAACGTCTCCGGT